CTTACTACAGTGCAAGTATTTGATTGATGCTCCTTCCACAGTTAGAGTTCCATCAATGTATACTTCTTTAATTGCAGCCCATTGTTTCTCTGGTGTCAGAATTTTGATAGTGCTGATTGCTTCTCGAAGTAATTCGAGACGATGCAGTTCTGGATCCGATTCTTTTTTGATGATATCGGCCAGGGCTTTTGGAGTCATTACCTTATTACTCTTGATCCCTGTGTTTGGATCTGTTGGTTTCCAAGGTACTTCAATTTCTTCGATTCGTTCCTCGATTTCTTTTTCGAATGGATACTGCTTCAATGCTAGGATTAAATATCCATATCTGCTTCTTAAATTCATTCATTTGCCTCTTTGACGTAGACTTCCACAATTCCTTGTAAACCTAAACTCTCACGGTAAGCAAGTGCGTCATGTCTGTTTTCAAATTCTTTCTCAATATATTTTGCTGAATGTTTAGGATCGCTCCAACTTGAGCGTCCATGGTATTTCCTAACAACATATACCCTCATTTATTGTCCTCCACATCGATGATATGATCAATAATACGTTTTAAATCTCTTATATTGTCAAATGGCAGCACTGCATCGTGCAGATCTTCAAAGTATGAATCTGTTTCAAAAAACTCTTCCCCAAGTATAGCTATCTCTAGCTTGCCATTTATTTGGGCAATAGATAGAATTCTATTCGCTCGCATTGGTATATGTACATTATCCAAACTCATCATTTCTCCTTTCTGTTTTTAAACGCTATCACACTGGCCCAGATCAAACCAGAGAGCCAGACTAGTGCGAGTAGTAGATAGATAAAGTTTTGTAAGTCCATCACTCCACCGCCTCTTCATCGTATGGTATATCTCCATTTGACAAGTACTTAGATTCAATCATCAAGAAATCATTGACACATTGTTGGCTACAGAAACAATTTTCGACATCATTAAATAATGCTAAAATAACATGGTTTTCTTGCACTACAAAAAATCGTCTTCTATTTCTTTACAGCAATTTGAACATTCATAGCTCATTCTTCCACCTCCAATAATTCCTGATTTTCGTAAACGTTTCCGATGATTTCTCTTGAATTAGCTATACTATATAATCGTTCAAAATTATTGTATCTAAGCAAGCTATTTACAAACATTCCTAAATCTTCTCTAAATTCGATAATTCCGTTTAACATACCATCTTTTGTTCCCAAAATATCTTTCTCGTATATCTCCCGTAAATTTTTGTCAAATAGTCCTGTAAATCGTCCTACTGATTCTATATTTACAGGACACCAAGAACCTATAGTAATGTATTGTTCATTAGCTTCTATCACTTCGTTGATAATAAATGCTCTTCCTCTATCTTCAATTAAATATCCGTATTGCCATTCTCCTTTGCTGTTTTCATCAATGGATAATCCTCTAAATCTTGGTATCATCTCGCACCTCCTCGAAATTTCTTTGGTTTATTTCTTTTGAAAATAGGATTCTTCTTTTCTTTTTTCTTCTGCTTGTGATATTCACTGTCTTTATTGAAGATAATATCTTCATCTTCAATAAGTTCTCTAATAAATTGGTTGTCTGGAATCATCCTTCTAACTCCTCTACTTATGCTTCGTTCAAGTATTGGTTAAATACATCTTCATCAAGAACTCCGTTTTCAATTAAGTTCTCAACAGCAATTTCAATTTTAATCAAACGATTTAATTCTTTATTTGGCAATGAAGCCATAATAATTTCTTCCATCAATTCGCCTCTTCAAACTTTACAAATGTCATCCAGTGGGTTGTCCCTCTTCGCTGCCCGAACAAAGGGGTAAATGGAATGACCTTTAGTATTTCTTTTACATTTATCTGGCAATCTGACCATTTGAAAATTAAGGTTCCCCCTGTTTTTAAGACCCGCATGCACTCTTCAAAGCCTTTAGCCAAATCTTCAGACCAAGTCTTTTTATCAAGTTGACCATACTGTGCTCTCATTATCGAATTTTGACCAGCCCATTTTAAATGAGGCGGATCAAAAACAACCAAATTAAAAGTATTATTTTCAAATGGCATATCACGAAAATCGCCGATAACATCAGGATCTACATTAACTTTTTTACCATGGATTTCAAACTTTTCTTTTCTTATGTCCATGAAAGTTGTATGGCTTTCGTTTTTATCAAACCAAAACATACGGCTTCCACAACATGCATCAAGTATTTTAGTTTCCGTCATTTATTCCACTTCCTCAATCTCAATCCCCAGACAATCAAACACCCAGCCAAAACCGGCTTCTTCTAGCTCTTTACGGGTGAAAGTAGGAAGCTCATCCCTTCCTGTAGGTTGCGTTCTTTTGAATTGAGGTGTCAATACTTCATTGTTTAGGTAATATCTTTCCAAATATTGACCAAGAATAGCCTTTATCTTAACCGTGTACCGCTTCTCTTTCTCGATTGTATAACCATTGATCCAAGCTTCTGCAAAGATATCTACGTTTTCTAACTCAAGCCAATCGTCAACCGCACCTCTTGGTGCTTCGTTGATCGCACCAGCGATGTTATACCCGTCCTCTTTTGCTTGCACGATCCAGTCAGCAATAAACCGTGGGATCATTACTTTCTGTGGTTCATCTAGTTGTTTTAAGTCTTCTATAACTCCGTTGATTGTAACGATTTGAAAAGCATAAAGCTTTTCAAAAAGATCCTCGTACTTTTTAATCAATTCCTGTTTATTCATTTTCACACCTTCTCAACTTCCATACTTTCGCAATCGAACACCCAGCCTAAATCTAATTTTTCAAGATCAGATTTTGTAAAATTAGTTCTCAAACTTGGATCGAAATGTGGACCTAGATCATCATTGCATAAGTATTGTTTCGTAGCTTTGAACTTAACTGTATACTTCGGTTCTTTCTCGACTGTGTAATCATTTGCCCAAGCTCTGGCAAAGGTGTCTTGATTGCTTATGTCTTTTAACCAAGTGATAACCTCATCGCTATTTTCGGCATAAAGTCTGATCGTAGCTGTTTCCAATGCAGAACGTATGCTACGTCTATCTACCAATTGAGCCTTGAAAATCCAATCACTTATAAACTTAGGAACTGTTACTTTTTGTGATTCGTTTATTTTTTTTAAATCACTGATAAGAGCATGGATATTGACCTCGTCTGTAAAACTAGACACTCTTTCGCATCCTTCTATAAAATCACTCAGTTTCATTTTCTTTCTCCTTTTGTTTTTAGAATGGCAAATCACTTTCATCAATGTCCATCGGATTTGCATAGTTAGGTGGCATCTGTTCTGTCATGCTGTTCTGATTGGCAGTGTTATCACGCTTTTCCAAAACTTGGAAGTTCTCTGCAACAACTTCGGTCACATATACACGTTTTCCGTCATTTCCTTCATAGCTTCGTGTTTGAATCCATCCAGTTATTCCTACT